GCCTCATTCAACGCCGTTTGTGCCGTAGTAATGGCGTTTGTTGCTTCCACTTCGGCGTTCTTTGCCTCAGTCAATGCCAACTCCGAAAGCGTCAACTCATCTTGTGCCGCCTTCACTGCGGCAGGGTCAGAACCAGCCCGTGCAGTGGACAACGCCAGTTCTGCCGCAGTCACACCAGCCACAGCGTCACGCAACGCAATCTGTGCCTCAGCAATCTTGCGTGGGTCATTCTCTTTCTGCGCATCAGCCAACGCCTTTTCAGCGTCGGTCTGACCGTACTTGGCAAGTGTTATGTCATCTTCCAGTTGCGCCAATGCGGCAGGGTCAGCAGCCTTTTGCATGTCTGCCAACTTCTGTCGTGCATCAATCACGCCTTGTTCCGCACGAGTCACGTCAATGGACGCACGAGTTTGGTCACGCTTTGCCTGTGCCAAATCTGCTTCGGCGGCGGCGGCTTGTGAACTGCCTGCACCGTAACCACGCACAACTTGGTCGTAGCGTTCTTGCGCACGAGTCACGTTTTCTGTTGCTTTGGTCAGGTCGTCCTTGGCACGCTTGGTGTCTTTGATTGCGCCGTTGTAGGAACGTTGGTCAGCGCCGTATCCCTTCAATGCGGCAGTGAAGTCACGGAACTTTTCGGCGGCAGTCTTGACGGCTTTGCTAACACCATTGGTGTTGGTTTCGGTGTTCTTCAAGTCGTCCAACAACTTTTGTAGTTCTGCGTCTAGCGGAGTTACACCTGTTTTGCCAGCGTTGCCCAAAGCATTTGTGACTGTGCCAAGCGCCGTTTGTGTTTGCACCGTTTCGGCACGCATGACACGCATGGTGTCCACGAGTCGCAGAAACTTCAAGACCTGTTCATCAGTGGCGTTTTTGAGTTGTGGCACTTCATTGCGCAAGTTGTAAAACGCCACTGTTTGTTTCGTGATTGCATCACTACCTGACGTGACCACCTTGTTGATGTTCACACCCATGTCCAAGTATTTGCCTGCCGCCTGTTCCAGTGCGGTCAAACCACCTGCGCCTGTGTTCAGGTATTGCTCAAAGTCTTGAAGGTTGAAGTTGAACTTGGTGAGCGTGTCAATGTTTTCCTTGAACGCTTCGTCCGTCTTGTACAACTTCACCAGTGCGTCTGTTTGTGCTTGACCTTCCAGTTTCAGTGCTTCGGCAAACTCCAACGTGCGGTCAGTGGCATCGCTTTTCTTTTTGGCGTAGATGCCATACGCAATGGCGGCAACACTCAACAGGGCTGTGACACCACCTGCGGCAATCAATGCGGCTTTGGTGGCGTTCAGCGTGATGTTCATTACTTCTGCGGCAACCTTCAATGCGCCAAGCACCGTTGTGTAGGTCACGGTGGCAACACGCAACGCACCAAACGCCAATGTGACGGCAACAACTGCCTTGCCCAACGTGCCGAGCGACATGATTGCGCCGATGCCTTTGCCAATCAGATACTCAATGCCTGCACCAACGCCGTCCTTGCCGACCACTTGCGCAAAGTTCTGGAACACAGGCACAACTTTTGTGGTTACAAACTCGGCAAATGCCATGACAGTAGGAAGAAGCATGGTGCCAAAATCTTCGGCAAGGTTTTCAATGGCAACTTTCATGCGGTCAAAATCAGTTGCAGTGGCGGCGGCAGTGCCACCGACTTGTGATTCCACTTCCTGCAAAATGACCTTTTGAGCATCAAGTGTTCTGTTGGTATCCACCAACTCTTTGATGAGTGCCTTTTGGTCCTCGGTGAAGTTGATGCCAGCACGACGCAACGCCGTGATTCCCTTTTCAGGGTCGGACAATGCTTTGCCGAGTTGCATTGCGGCGGCATCGGTTGAACCGAACACGTTGCCCAAGTCCAATGACAGACGGACGGCACGATTGAAAATGTCGTTGTTGTCACCAACTTGGTTTTGGACTTGCTTGAACGTCAACAGAAGATTGGCGGACTTTTGGATTAGTTCATCGTCCACGCCAACTTGCTCGGATAAGGTGCGTGACAGGTCAGATACTTCAACTGCTGTGACACCTGCGGCACTTCCTGTGGCGGCAATAATCGCCTCGGTCTGTGCCATGACTTTTGCTGATTCCACTGCGGCGTTGACCAACTTGGTGCCAATAACACCTGCCACCACACTGCCAACACCTGCAATCTTGGCAAAAGCACCAGCAAACTTGGTTGCGCCTGCGTCCACATTGGCAAGCACTGCGCCAGTTTTGGCGGTTGCGCTGTCCAGTTTCTTGAAGTCCTTGATTGCACGGGTGATTCCTTTGGAATCAAACGTTGTAATGATGGGGACTGAAATAGCCATGACTAACCGCCGAACTGTCCGAGCGCATTACGGCTCTGGGTCTTGGTGAACTCGCTTTGTGCGGCACGTCGTTCAATGGACTTGTCCAACTTTGTGCCGATTGCCTTCTCCACTTGAGCAACAGCATCACGAATGTTTTTCTCAACAAGAGGCATGTTGGCTCGCACGGACTTCCACATGACACGGGACGCTTTGCCGTAACCCTCTTTTTCAAGGTTCTTGACGAAAACATTGCCACGATTGGCGGCACCAGCCATGTCAAAAATCATTGCGCCAGCGTTCTTTTGCTGAACACGCAACACAGGCCATGAGTTTGTGAGTTGGTTCTTCCGACCACCGATTTTCACGCCAACGCCTTGTCGTGCCTTTTTCACCTCGTAATGAGGGAAAGCACCGCCACGTCGCCTGCTGTTCTGGGCAGGCTTCATGAATCCAGACAGGACAGATGATGGAAAATCGCCTTTGACCTTCTGCACCAAAGGTTGCGACACCTTGCGGATTTCCTTGGTGGTGGCGTTGTACAGGTCACGGTCAACGTAGCGCAGTGTTTCAAGGACAGGCTTCAAGCCATGCACCTGAATACCAACCTGCATTACACCTGCCATGCCACCAATCTACATTCTCCTGTTTGGTTGCTTATGCCGCCATTGTGCAACAGCAATCATCGTGTTCAGTATTTCTTCCGTCTCTTGCAACAACACGGACGGTGCGATGCCTGACTCCAACGCCAACCAAGCAATCAGCCAGTGGGCTGATTCTTGTCCAAAGGGACTGCACCTTCCGTTTCGTCGTCCTCAGACAGTCCGAGCGTGGACACAGTGCCAATCCAATCGGGGTCAAAAGGCATTTGTGTGTGCTTGTTGCGCTTCTCGCTGTGCCATGCAAGCCATGCAAGGTCGGTCAGGCGTAGTTCCTGCTCAAACTTGGTGACACTGCGTTGCCATGTGCGCTCAAACGCCACAAAGTCGGCAAAAACGGCATCAACCTTTTTCGTGGTGCCGTCATTGAACTCAACGGTCATTTGGATTTTCATTCGCTGCTCTCCGTGTTGTTATGGGGTAGTTGACTTTGCGAGTGTTCCACCTGTGAAGGAAACGCTGGTCATTGCCAGTTCACCGACTGCGCCAGCCACAGGAGTGTGAGCGGCGAGGTATGTGCCAGTGAGCGTGTAGGCAGGGTTGGTTGACGAGGTGGTTGCCCCGTTCGGCTTGATGATGACCGTTGTGGTGGTGCCAACAAGCGGATACAGGACTGCTTCAACGCTGTTTGACGGCGATACGGCAAAGTCCTGCATGAACTCAACATCACAGGAGTTGTTCTGCAATCCGCCAGTGAACTTGTGGGCAGTGTCGCCAAACGCCGTGATTTCCACCGAGTCCACTTCATAGTTCAGCGTGACGCTGTTGGAGTGGTCGGACAGCACAGTGCCGCCGATGGAAATGTATGCGTCTTTGAGAACGAGAACAGCCATGATGTTCCTTCCTTACGAGGTTGCCTTGACGAGCGTGCCGCCCGTAAAGGAGAGCGAGGTCATTGCCAGTTCGCCAACTGCGCCAGCGACAGGAGTGTGTGCCGCAAGGAACGTGCCAGTGATGGTGTAAGACGGGTTGGTGGTGCTGACTGCCGAGGACGTGGGCTTGATGACAACGGTGGTGGTTGTACCAACCAGCGGATACACGGTTGCTTCCACATTTGCGGCGGCGAAGTCCTGCATCAACTCAATGTCAATGCTGTTGTTTTGGAGTCCACCAGTGAACACATGTCCGCCACTGCCAAACGCTGTGACCTCAACCGAATCCACCTCGTAGTTGACGGTGACCGAGTTTGCGTGGTCACTCAGAGCAACGGAGTTGATGGTGATTGAGGCATCTTTGAGAACTAGAACTGCCATGTCACTTGCTTCCTTCTGCGTCGGACTTGTTGGACTTGGTTGCTACGGCTTCAATGAAACCGCCGTCAACCAATGCGGCGAGGTTATCAGCCGACATGTCGGTGGGAGTGACGATTGCGCCAACTTCACCGAGTGTGCAACGGTCGCTGATGACCTTGTACTGCTGTGCCATGTTGTCTCCTTATGTGTGGACAGTGAATGTGAACTGGATTTGCAGAGACTCGGCATCACCACTGGTGAGGCTTGTTATGTCTGCCGATGTTGAAAGAATGGTTGCCTGCACCACACCGCCAAGCGTGTCGTCCGACTCAATAGCCGCACGCACGCTCTTTGAGCCTGTTGCCGACAGGTATTGGTCTAGCAGGTCGTGTGCCGTTCTGTCGGTGTATCTGCCGACGATGACATGGATTAGCCATTCCATTTGTGTAAGTGCCGCACCATTGCCCATTGTGCGGTGATACACCACCTGTGTCAGTTCGGGATAGGCAACTGGCGGTGTCAGTTGTTCGGGTTGATAGTTGTATGTGCGCAGACCTGTAATGGTTGCCAACTTGGTTGCGATTGCTGTGGCAACTGTGTTGACGGTGGCTGGCGTACTCACGCAACACCAATGATTCTGTATGGCGAGAGAAGGTCACGCACGTCAGGGTCAACCGCACGGACTTGGATTGCCATGTCTGCGAAGCCAACCACGCCGAGTGCGGCGTTGTATCGGGCGAATCCACGAATGGACAACAGGACTGCGGCTTCTCGCACGTCATCAGGCACAGCGTTCCAACCCCATTGGGCTGTCACTTGCACGAGCGCAGGGTCAGGGTTGTATTGCAGTGGGAATGTTTTGCCGCCGATTGCAACGATGCGGCGATACGGGCGACCATTCAAGCCTGCGTCCAGTGGTTCCAACTGATAGTCGGTGCCTTGTGTCCATGTGTTCTCAAACGTTCCGTCTCCATCATCATCTGTTTTCACTGTGATGCTGGTGGTTGCCATGTCGCTTACGGACACGTTGTATGAGTCCACTGGATACTGGCTGACAGCAGTTTGTGCGGTCTTGTAGAACCAACGCCCTGTTACGCCATCAATGCGACGTGATGCGCCTTCAATCGCTTTCTCAATCAAACCGTCATCAACGTTGTCAGTGAGACGGAGTGCTGATTTGACCTCGGCAAGCGTGCAATAGCCGTTGGTGATTGCCACGTTCAGCCTTTCTTACGCTTGGTGGCAGGTGCGATGACTGCTCGTTCCTCGTTCGGTTCTGCCGTAGCAGTTTCCTTTGTCATGTACTTGTGTTCGTATCCAAGTTCACGCAAAGCGGCATCAACTGCCTTGATTCGCTCGGGAAGATTGCGCATGACGTAGCCATGTCGTTCAATCAGAAGTGCTTCAATGTGTTTGCTCATTTTTGCCTTTCAAGTGAAAGTGGGTGGCAGTCCCGACGACCACCACCCACTTCACATTGCCGTGATTTGGAATCAGAAGGTCGGAGTGACCAGACCCGTTCCGTTGATTTGCGCCCATGCGTTGGGGTAGCGGTTGGCGGTGTAGGCGGCGTAGCCGTACACGACGCACAGCACGTCCAGTTCGGCACCCTTGGTCTGCTCAAAGCGCAGGTACATCGGCTCACCGTTGCCGTCCTCCCACAGGTGGAGTTCCTGCAAGTTGCCGACGTAGATGGTGTCCTGATTGGTGCCTGCACCCTGTGCGGTGGAAACGTTTGCGTCCGTGATGATTGGCAGACCAAACATTTCGTAGCCGCTGTTGCCGTATTCCACTGCGCCGTTGCCCGATGCAATGCCATTCATGTTGCGTGCCGCAGGAACAACCAACGGGCGGTTGGTGGTGTCAAGCGATGCCATGATGAATCCAAGGCGGCGTGGGTGCATGATGATTGCGTTCGGACCACCGAAGAATGTGGACTGAACCTTCTGAATGGCATCAACCATCTTGGGGTACAGTTCCGCAACCGTCGGAGATGCGTCGGTGTAGGTCACGGTCTGTCCTGCCGAAGCAAGCAGTTCTGCAACCACGAGCGCATCAAGCGAAGTGTGGTAGGAGGAAACGAGGTCGTTCATCACCAGCGAATCAACGTTGGTGCCACGCTCGAGCGCCTGACGGCTGACCGTCTGCTGACCTGCAATCGTCTGCACCGACACGTCCAACTTGGTGTCGTCCATGTTCGTTTCCGAAACGGCGGCACCTTCGGTCTGCACTG